GGTGATGTAACAATTGTTGCAGATGCAAATGTTTCTGTAAATGGAGATGCAGTAGAAATTGCAGTTGGTAATGTAACCACAAAAGCAAATGCTACTGTAACCGTTACAACCAATAGACAAAATTTATCAACTGGAACAGTTACTGTTACAGCAGCTGCAACCGTATTACCGTTAGGTAATGGATTTGATGTAGGTACATCAACAGTTAATATTAGACAATGGGATGGTATTGTACCAGGTGCAAGTCAAACTTGGGTCCCAATTCAAACAAGTAGAGGATCATAATGTTATTTGGAGCAACACCTTTTTCTAACTCACCTTTTGCCGATCCAGGTGGAGTAAGTATCTTTGTAACCGTTAATGGTCAAAGAATGAACTTTGCTATAGGCAATGTTCAAATCATTGGAAAAGCTGTTGTTTTACCTACAGGACAAAGAGTTGATTTAGCAACTGGTAATGTACAAGTCGTAATAGGTCAAACTGTTCTTGTAACAGGTGAAGAATTAGCACTTGCAACTAACCTAGTAGATGTGATAAACTGGAACCCAATAATTCCGGGTGCGACTGGTGTATGGGTACCTATAGATCCGGAAAATCCATAGGAGAATAAATGGCATCAAGTACATCAAATGATTTAAAACTAGAACTCATTACTACCGGTGAAAAATCGGGTACATGGGGAACTATTACAAATACTAACTTACAAATTTTAGAACAAGCAGCTTCAGGTTATTTATCTTTAGATGTAGCAGCTGCCGACGTTGCGCTATCCCTTGCTAATTATGCAACATCAAATGGTAAAAATTTATACTACAAGTTAACTGGAACGTTGACCGCGAATCGAATTGTTACTATGCCAGACTCTGCTGAAAGAGTTTTTATTGTAGAAGATGCAACAACTAGAACAGCTTCAAATTATACTTTAACTGTTAAAACAGTTTCAGGAACAGGTTTAACTTTACCAGTTGGATCTACAACTATTTTATATTCTGATGGAACAAATATTACAGGTAAACTACAAACTAAAGGTTACTATACTCCATCTGCAACTTATACAACAGTCAATGGTGATCAAGTTTTAGTCGATACATCAGGAGGTGGTATTGGTGCACCAGTTACAATTAATTTACCAGCTTCACCGTCAATTGGTGATGAAGTTCATTTTATAGATTCAGGAGCAAACCTTGCATCTAACAATTTAACAATCGGTAGAAATGGATCTAATATTTTAGGTTCTGCTTCTGATTTAGTAGTTTCAACAAATGCAGCAGCATTTACATTAGTTTATGTTAATGCAACAAGAGGCTGGGTTTATAAAGATAACATATAGGAGCTAATAGAATGGCTCTCGTTGATTTTAAAGTATTACCTGGAATAGATAAACAGAATACAGCAGCAGGCGCTGAACAGCGTTGGGTTGATTGTGATAATGTAAGATTTAGATATAACTTACCAGAAAAAGTTGGTGGTTGGGCATCCCTAGTTACAGATACTATTGTTGGCGTTGCAAGACGTGAGTTTGCATTTGTAGATTTAGATGGAAATAGATATGTTGCAATCGGTACAGATAAATTTTTACTTATTTATTTTGAAGGTCAACTTTATGATGTCACACCTTTAAAAGCAACTTTATCTTCTGCAACAATTGCAACAACAGATGCATCTCCAATTTGTGAAATAACAACTGGAAGTAATCATAATTTATCAGCAGGTGATATTGTATTATTGGATAATGTAACATTACCAGGTGGAACGGGGTACGCGGATTCTGATTTTGAAGATAAATTATTTCAAGTAACAGGAATTACATCAGCAACAGTATTTACAATTACACAATCAACTAATGCAACAGCAACAGTTGCAACTGGTGGAAGTATAGATATTAAACCTTATGAACAAGTGGGTCCTTCAGCTCAATCTTATGGTTATGGTTGGGGTACAGATACTTGGGGTACAGGTGGATGGGGTGAAGCTTCTCCTGCATCTGATGTATCACTTGAACCAGGTTTATGGTCATTAAGTAATTTTGGACAAGTATTAATTGCAACTATTGCAAATGGAAAAACATTTACATGGAATGCAGGAGATGCTGCAAGATTAACTACACGTGCATCAACAACCACATCAGGATTTGAAACAACTAATAATCCTACAGCATCTAGAATTACTTTAGTATCACCAACAACTAGACATTTAATTCATTTAGGAACTGAAACAACTATTGGAGATACATCAACTCAAGATGATATGTTTATAAGATTTTCAGACCAAGAAAATATAAATGAATATGCACCTACTGCAGTAAATACTTCTGGTACACAAAGACTACAAGATGGTACTAAAATCATAGGTGCTTTAAAAGCAAAAGAAACAATTTTAGTTTGGACTGATAATGCATTATATACAATGAAATTTGTAGGAGCTCCTTTTACATTTGGATTTGAACAAGTAGGTACGAACTGTGGATTGATTGGTAAAAATGCAGCTGTTGAAATAGATGGTATGGCATTTTGGATGTCATCTAATGGTTTCTTTATGTTTGATGGTACTGTAAAATCTATGCCATGTTCTGTTGAAGATTATGTTTATGATCAAGCTGATACTACAAAAGGTCAACAAGTATATGCAGGAATTAATAATTTATTTACAGAAGTTGTTTGGTATTATCCATCACAAGGTTCTGAATATAATGATCAATATGTTGTATTTAATTATGGTGAAAAAATGGAAAATGGTGTTTGGTATATAGGAACAGAAGCTAGAACAACTTGGATCGATGCAACAATTTATCCTAAACCAATAGCAACAAAATTTAACGATAATGCATCTGGTACTTTTCCAATCATTGTAGGTGAGTCTGGTTTAGGTCAAACTGTTTTATTTGAACACGAAGTAGGAACCGATCAAGTTAACCCTGATGGTACTACAACAACAGTTACTTCATTTGTAAAATCATATGATTTTGATATACAAACACAAGGAACTATGGGTGAAGTATTTTTAGCGGTTAGAAGATTTATTCCTGATTTTAAAGATTTACAAGGCAATGCTAAAATAACATTAGCTATTAAAAGGTATCCTCAACAATCCGAAACAACAACAGCTTTAAGTCCTTTTACTATTAACACAAACACTGATAAAAAAGATACTAGAGCCAGAGGAAGATATGTTAATATAAAAATAGAAAATGAAGATATATCTGAATCATGGAGATTTGGTACATTCTTATTAGATGTTCAACCTGATGGAAGAAGATAATGGCAAAGATTAATGTAAGACTACCTGAACCAAAAGAACAATATGATATCTCTAACCAAAAACAAATTAATAGAGCAATTAGTATAATTGTTGAACAATTAAATTCTACATATTTACAAGATTTAAAAGAAGATACTGAACGATATGCATGGTTCAAAGGTGGTAGTGGAGGGGATTGTTAATGTCTTGTAATAATGTCAATCCAATAACAGGTGGAAGTACAGTTGATGACATTCCATTTTATTTAGCTGTACAGCAAGGTAAAGTTCCTGGTTATTCTATGGTTAATAAGTTTGGATATAATTCTAGTATTGGTTCAGGTTCTTTTGAAACTATTTGGGAAACAGGAGACGACTATCCTTGGCAATCTTCGGCAGTTACTGTTGATGTAGTAAGTGATGATACTAATGACGATGTAGCGGGAACAGGTGCTAGAACTTTAAGAATACAAGGTCTAGATGGTTCTTATAATTTGGCTGAAGAAACTGTTGATATGGATGGAACAACTACAGTTACAACCACACAAACTTTTTTAAGAGTATTTAGAATGTCTGTTGAGACTGCGGGAACATCTGGAAATAATGAAGGTACAATTACAGTTACTTATACAGGTGGATCAGATGTTGCTGCAACTATATCTCCAGGTAATGGTCAAACTTTAATGTGCTTATATACCATACCTGCAGGTTATACTGGTTATTTATTATCAATGAATATATCATCTGGTAAAGATCAAGAAATGGATTTTAAATTTATACAACGAGATAATAGTGTTGCTAATGCAGGGTTTCAAACAAAACAATTTTTAAATGTTAGAGGTGGACAGACAACTGTTATCTTTAATGCAATCAATGTAATACCTCAAAAGTCAGATATTTATGTTTCTGGAAAGGCAAGTTCTACCTCTTCTTCTTCTGCTTCATTTGATTTATTATTAGTACAGGATGGATATTAATGGCAAACGTATATAAAAACGCATTTTATGCACCGACTTTAACTGCTCCAGAAACAATCTATACTTGTCCAACAGAAGCTAGAGCTATATTTCAAACAATACAATTAACTAATACTGGCGGTAATAAAACAGTAAAAGTTTATATTTATGATAGTTCTGCAACTACACAATATTTAATAGCTCATGCAGAGATAACAGGACCCACTATTTGTAATCTTTTAAAAGGTTCTGTGGTGTTAGAAGAATCAGATGAATTGAGGATTGAAACTACAGATACATCTGGTATAAGTGGAACAGCAGCTTTATTAGAAGTTAGCAGGGTTTATATTGCTAGCAGTGGTGAAGCATAATAAAGGAGATAACATGGCTTTTAAAGAAGAAGGATCAGTAAATTACACAATCATAAATGGTAAAAAAGTACCAGTTGTAAAGTGTGAAACTGAAGTAGTATTGAGAAATAAAGAAACTAATTATGAGTATAATTCAGATAAAGAAGCAGAAGACGATATTGCTAATCCTGAAACACCTACTCAAAAAGAACATATAACAAGATCATTGAAGATAAAAGTAGCAGCTATGCCTCCATTAGGTGCTAAATCTTCTGACTTGTAAAATGCATGAAAATGCGTTAAAATTAAAAACCCAGGATGTAAATCCTGCAGACGTGCAGACCATAATAAGTTTGTATAAAAGATTTGAACAATATAAAGACAACACTGAAGAAGAGCTATATGTTCATATACTTCCGTCTCTTAAATTAAAACAATACCGTATTCATAAAGACAAGGATGAATTAATAGGTTTTACGAATTGGGCTTATTTAAGTGATAAAGTTCAAAACGCGTATTTAAAAACAGGAGTATTAGAACCTTTAATTAGTGCTTGGAATAGTGGCAACAATCTATGGCACATTGATACGGTTTGTGTTAAAAACATAAATAAAATTATGAATTGGACTAAAAAATATTTTACTGAAAAATTTGGTGTAGGACACTCAATTAATTGGTTAAGAATAAATAACAATTCAAATAAAATTTTAAGAGTATCAACAAAATTTACTAAAGGCAGCTGGATATAATGGGATCAATTGTTAAAAAAATCACAAAACCTGTAGCAAAGTTTTTAGATAAAATAGTTCCTAACGAAATTAAACCTGCATTACCTTACATATCTGCAGCGGTTCCTTTTTTAGCACCGACAACTGGTATCCTAGGTACAATGGCAGGTAGAGCTGCTTTGTCTGGAGGTGCAAATATATTAGCACAACTTGCACAAGAAGGAAGTGAAGGAGATTTTTCTGGACTGTCAGCATTATTAGCAGCAGGCACAGGTGCTTTATCAGCTCCTGGTACAGCAACATATGGCCCAGCAGGTCCTCCAGGTTCTGAACAAATAATTCAATCAGGAAGTCCAGGTGCTGCAGATTTCTTTGCACAAAAAGCAGCAGGTATGGATACAGGTATTTT